GAAGGCCTGCGCAGTAAGTATCGCCAGAAACAGCTGGTTGCGGAAGGGAAAAGCCAGACCATGAACAGCCGCCACCTGACCGGTGATGCGGTGGATGTTGTGGCCTACATTGGCAGTCAGGTGTCATGGGAGTGGCCTCTGTACGAGAAAATCGCACAGGCATTTAAGCAGGCTGCCGCAGAGCTGGGGATCGCTATCGAATGGGGCGGGGACTGGAAAACGCTGAAAGACGGACCTCACTTTCAGCTGAAGCGATAAGTAAAACAAAACCCCGGCTGGGGGAACAGTCCGGGGTTTTTAGTTTTCACGTCAAAGGGGAAATTGCGATTAGTGAGTAGGGAGAAAATCCTCGTGGGAAAGTATAAAAGATTCTTTTTGAGGTTGTCCATTATGAAAGGTATTGAAATGGAAACTCCCGCGAGCCTTGATTTGACAAGGGCTGCGGCCTTTGCAATTCGCCTTGTGGCGGTCGCTGTTCTGATTTGGGCTGTGCGTTGGTGGTGATATGGCGCGAAAACACTGGACACACAGAATGCCGCGAACGGCGGTGAAACGGGCACTGGTAGCGATACTGGTGCCTTTTTTATTGGTGGGGTGCGTCAGCCTGGATAAGGCGCGCCAGCTTTTCGATACCGCGTCTCAGGTCTGTGAAATTGTCGACGGTGTTCGGCAGTGTCTGCAGAACTGATCGCCTGTAAGAGCAGAATATTTTGCTGAAAAATGAAGGGTGCGTCAGCGTCCGGTAAGCATGAAATTCTGTGTTTGTGGCTACTCAATAAAATAAATTCTTTCTGTCGCCGCGAATACTCAAATGTTGATCAGTGCCCGGTGCGGCGACGGGCTTCGATATCAGGAGACGATGATGGAAAAAAACAGAAAACAAACCGATTGTAATTGGTGCTGATGCTGCTCCGTTTAAGTTTGAGTTGTCTCAACTGGTGGAGATGCGTATCAGTGATGAATGGGGTGAGGTTAAAGCCCGCGCGCAGTATGCGGATGGCGAAAACCAGTACTTGATCCACTACAAAGCAGCTGATGGTCGCGCCACGACGGAGTGGTTTGGTGAGTCAATGCTGGAAGCAACAGAAGATGATCGTCATCCGGGTTGTCCGGTATTTGCCGGTATGAAATTACCGGAAGGTGCAGTTGAACTGCAGCCGGGTGAGGTGTTCGTAATGACAGACATCATTGATGGTAAACCGCAGTATTCGCGTATTGAAATGAATAGTAAGAGTGCTCGCCTGATTCGTGAGTAACAGGCATTACAGCAGCCCTTCACTCTAAGGGGTTGCTGTAATGTGAGAAATAAAAAACCGGTCACAGGGAGCAGCTACACAGAAGCGGCCGGCGAAGACCGCCAATACCACCCATGCATTGATGCAACATACTAATGACAATAGCCGCTATTGATGTAAATGCAATGTTATGCATCGACGAAAATAAAAAACCGGCAGGGGAAATCCATTGAAGATTTGCCGGTGGCAAAAGAGGGCCATGTTTTTAACCTTAGTCGCAGAGTTACGGAGTGCAACTACGAATGCTGCCGGTATATGGCTGAATGGCGTTTCAATGATGTACGTCATCTTATCTGTAAATGTTAATGACAAACGCTCTCATTTGTGCGGGTCCTTCCGGTGGGGTGGCCTGCCACGGGGCGGAAGGCGCGCGGGTTTTCGCTATTTATGAAAATTTTCCGGGGAAAATCATGTCGGTACTTCTCGAACATAACTATTTGTTTTTTCTAATATCGAATCCGTAAAAGGTCCGACATGAAAACGCCTAAAAAAGTCATTTTCGGGCACTTTCATGTCGGACCCTGTGTTTGTTGTGAGACTGTTTCATGAAGGTTAATAAAAAGAAACTTGCCGAAATTTTCAACGTGGATCCGCGAACGATTGAACGCTGGCAGTCTCAGGGACTCCCTTGCGTCTCCGGAGGTGGTAAGGGCGTTGAATCTGTATTTGATACCGCCATGGCAATTCAGTGGTATGCGCAGAGGGAGGCTGATATCGAAAATGAAAAACTCCGTAAAGAGGTTGAGGATTACAGGGCTGCCAGTGAGGCAGATCTCCAGCCTGGGACTATTGAGTACGAACGCCATCGACTTACGCGTGCGCAGGCCGACGCACAGGAGCTGAAGAATGCCAGAGACTCCGCAGAAGTGGTGGAAACCGCATTCTGTACTTTCGTGCTGTCACGGATCGCAGGTGAAATTGCCAGTATTCTTGACGGGATCCCTCTCTCGGTACAGCGGCGTTTTCCGGAACTGGAAAACCGACATGTTGATTTCCTGAAACGGGATATCATCAAAGCCATGAACAAAGCAGCCGCGCTGGATGAACTGATACCGGGGTTGCTGAGTGAATATATCGAACAGTCAGGTTAACAGGCTGCGGCATTTTGTCCGCGCCGGGCTTCGCTCACTGTTCAGGCCGGAGCCACAGACCGCCGTTGAATGGGCGGATGCTAATTACTATCTCCCGAAAGAATCCGCATACCAGGAAGGGCGCTGGGAAACACTGCCCTTTCAGCGGGCCATCATGAATGCGATGGGCAGCGACTACATCCGTGAGGTGAATGTGGTGAAGTCTGCCCGTGTCGGTTATTCCAAAATGCTGCTGGGTGTTTATGCCTACTTTATAGAGCATAAGCAGCGCAACACCCTTATCTGGTTGCCGACGGATGGTGATGCCGAGAACTTTATGAAAACCCACGTTGAACCGACCATCCGCGATATTCCGTCGCTGCTGGCGCTGGCTCCGTGGTATGGCAAAAAGCACCGGGATAACACGCTCACTATGAAGCGTTTTTCCAATGGTCGTGGCTTCTGGTGCCTGGGCGGTAAAGCGGCAAAAAACTACCGTGAAAAGTCAGTGGATGTGGCGGGTTATGATGAACTTGCTGCCTTTGATGAGGATATTGAACAGGAAGGCTCTCCGACGTTCCTTGGCGACAAACGTATTGAAGGCTCGGTCTGGCCAAAGTCCATCCGTGGCTCCACGCCCAAAGTGAGAGGCACCTGTCAGATTGAGCGTGCAGCCAGTGAATCCCCGCATTTTATGCGTTTTCATGTTGCCTGCCCGCACTGCGGGGAGGAGCAGTATCTTAAATTTGGCGACAAAGAGACGCCGTTTGGCCTCAAATGGACGCCGGATGACCCCTCCAGCGTGTTTTATCTCTGCGAGCATAATGCCTGCGTCATCCGCCAGCAGGAGCTGGACTTTACTGATGCCCGTTATATCTGCGAAAAGACCGGGATCTGGACCCGTGATGGCATTCTCTGGTTTTCGTCATCCGGTGAAGAGATTGAGCCACCTGACAGTGTGACCTTTCACATCTGGACAGCGTACAGCCCGTTCACCACCTGGGTGCAGATTGTCAAAGACTGGATGAAAACGAAAGGGGATACGGGAAAACGTAAAACCTTCGTAAACACCACGCTCGGTGAGACGTGGGAGGCGAAAATTGGCGAACGTCCGGATGCTGAAGTGATGGCAGAGCGGAAAGAGCATTATTCAGCGCCCGTTCCTGACCGTGTGGCTTACCTGACCGCCGGTATCGACTCCCAGCTGGACCGCTACGAAATGCGCGTATGGGGATGGGGGCCGGGTGAGGAAAGCTGGCTGATTGACCGGCAGATTATTATGGGCCGCCACGACGATGAACAGACGCTGCTGCGTGTGGATGAGGCCATCAATAAAACCTATACCCGCCGGAATGGTGCAGAAATGTCGGTATCCCGTATCTGCTGGGATACTGGCGGGATTGACCCGACCATTGTGTATGAACGCTCGAAAAAACATGGGCTGTTCCGGGTGATCCCCATTAAAGGGGCATCCGTCTACGGAAAGCCGGTGGCCAGCATGCCACGTAAGCGAAACAAAAACGGGGTTTACCTTACCGAAATCGGTACGGATACCGCGAAAGAGCAGATTTATAACCGCTTCACACTGACGCCGGAAGGGGATGAACCGCTTCCCGGTGCCGTTCACTTCCCGAATAACCCGGATATTTTTGATCTGACCGAAGCGCAGCAGCTGACTGCTGAAGAGCAGGTCGAAAAATGGGTGGATGGCAGGAAAAAAATACTGTGGGACAGCAAAAAGCGACGCAATGAGGCGCTCGACTGCTTCGTTTATGCGCTGGCGGCGCTGCGCATCAGTATTTCCCGCTGGCAGCTGGATCTCAGTGCACTGCTGGCGAGCCTGCAGGAAGAGGATGGTGCAGCAACCAACAAGAAAACACTGGCAGATTACGCCCGTGCCTTATCCGGAGAGGATGAATGACGCGACAGGAAGAACTTGCCGCTGCCCGTGCGGCACTGCATGACCTGATGACAGGAAAACGGGTGGCAACGGTACAGAAAGACGGACGGAGAGTGGAGTTTACGGCCACTTCCGTGTCTGACCTGAAAAAATACATTGCGGAGCTGGAAGTGCAGACCGGCATGACACAGCGACGCAGGGGACCTGCAGGATTTTATGTATGAAAACGTCCACCATTCCCACCCTTCTGGGGCCGGACGGCATGACATCGCTGCGTGAATATGCCGGTTATCACGGCGGTGGCAGCGGATTTGGTGGGCAGTTGCGGGCGTGGAACCCACCGGGTGAAAGTGTGGATGCAGCCCTGCTGCCCAACTTTACCCGTGGCAATGCCCGCGCAGACGATCTGGTACGCAATAACGGCTATGCCGCCAACGCCATCCAGTTGCATCAGGATCATATCGTCGGGTCTTTTTTCCGGCTCAGTCATCGCCCAAGCTGGCGCTATCTGGGCATCGGGGAGGAAGAAGCCCGTGCCTTTTCCCGCGAGGTTGAAGCGGCATGGAAAGAGTTTGCCGAGGATGACTGCTGCTGCATTGACGTTGAGCGAAAACGCACGTTTACCATGATGATTCGGGAAGGTGTGGCCATGCACGCCTTTAACGGTGAACTGTTCGTTCAGGCCACCTGGGATACCAGTCCGTCGCGGCTTTTCCGGACACAGTTCCGGATGGTCAGCCCGAAGCGCATCAGCAACCCGAACAATACCGGCGACAGCCGGAACTGCCGTGCCGGTGTGCAGATTAATGACAGCGGTGCGGCGCTGGGATATTACGTCAGCGAGGACGGGTACCCGTAAGCTGGTTGTGTGGGATGGCACCACCGACGGTGCAGCCGTTGGCATTCTGGCGGTTGCTGCTGACCAGACCAGCACCACACTGACGTTCTACAAGTCCGGCTCGTTCCGTTATGAGGATGTGCTCTGGCCGGAGGCTGCCAGCGACGAGACTAAAAAACGGACCGCGTTTGCCGGAACGGCAATCAGCATCGTTTAATCTTCCCCTTCATCAACAAAGGCCGCCTGTGCGGCTTTTTTTATGGAAATAATTTATGTCTGTATATACAACTGCAGAATTACTGGCATCGACCCAGCATCACTTTAAGTTCGATCCGCTGTTTCTGCGCCTGTTTTTCCGTGAAACCTATCCTTTCACCACGGAAAAAGTCTATCTCTCACAAATTCCGGGACTGGTAAACATGGCGCTGTACGTTTCGCCGATTGTTTCCGGTGAGGTTATCCGATCCCGTGGCGGCTCCACCTCTGAATTTACGCCGGGTTATGTCAAACCCAAGCATGAGGTGAATCCGCAGATGACCCTGCGTCGCCTGCCGGATGAAGATCCGCAGAACCTGGCTGACCCGGCTTACCGTCGTCGCCGTATTATTCGGCAGAATATGCTGGATGAAAATCTGGCGATTGCCCAGGTCGAAGAGATGCAGGCAGTTTCTGCCGTGCTTAAGGGCAAATACACCATGACCGGTGAAGCCTTCGATCCGGTTGAGGTGGATATCTGATGCTCTCGCCGTCCCTGAATGCAGCACAGGCCACGTTTGATGCGGTGGATAACAGCAACAGTGATGTTGTGGCTGTTATGGCCTCGGTCACTTACCGCGGTGCTGATGCCCCCAATAACTGCCTGGCCTGGAAAGTGAAAAATGGCAGCCATGCAGGTGCAACGATTACAGAGAATGGCGTACAAAGCGACACAAACAGCTGGACGACTGTCTCACAGAGTTTTATGGCCCAGCCAGGCGGAGAAACGCCTTTCACAAAGGGTGAACTGACTTTCACAGCGGAATTGTTTAATCAGGCAAGGACATAATTCTGATATTTCATTCACGGGAGGTTTAATATGCACAGAATTGACACTCCGACAGCAGTTAAAGATAAATTTGGCCCGGGCAAGAACGGATTTACTGACGGGAATATTCGTACAGGGCGTCATGCCACCTGGCTGAACAGTGCCATGTGGGATGCCCTTCAGGAGGAAATCTGTGGTGTCATTGAGAAGGCCGGGATAAAACTGAATAAAGAGGAACACGACCAGTTATATAAAGCCATATTATTACTTGTGGGCGGTGCGATTAACGAAGAAGCATTGCTGATAAAAAATAATCTTTCGGATGTCGAAGACAGTGATGAGGCTGTTGAAAACCTCGGATTAAAACCCACGGTGGACAAGGCAAAAAATGCCGTTCAGCGTGATGGTGACACCATGACCGGGGAGCTGAAAATCCGTGGTGTTAATGCACTGAGGATTTTCAACGAAGCCTTTGGTCTGATTTTTCGTCGTTCGGAAGAGTGTCTGCACCTCATTCCTACCCGGGAAAATCAGGGCGAGAGTGGTGATATTGGGCCGCTACGCCCCTTTACGCTTAATCTCAGGACCGGTCGCATAACTATGGGACATGGTCTGGATGTTACAGAAGATGTATTTGCAGGCCGTTTTGCGATTAACAGCAGTAACGGAACGTGGATTCAGATGCGTGACAACAACGTTATTTTCGGGAAAAACAGGATAAATACTGATGCTGCTCAGGCGCTTCTGCGTCAGGATCATGCAGACAGAAAGTATTTCCTGGCTGGTCTTGGGAATGAGCAGTTTGGCATTTACATGATAAATAATAGCCGTACGGATAATGGTACGGACGGTCAGGCGTATATGGATGATGCGGGAAACTGGCGATGCGGGCGTCAGGTTATACCGTCAGACTACGGAAACTTTGATGCCCGCTACCAGACCAAAACAGGTGGCGTACAGAATTTTCAGTATACCAGTGAGGTGTTTTACAACCCGGGCGGGAACGAGCACAGCAGGACGTTTCGAGCACCTTCTGGTTGTGTTTTGTCAGGCATTAATGTTCAGGATACTGGCCGTAACTCTGCAGACAATATCGGTGGCGTGTATTACAAACAGGCTCAGATTTATATTAATGGTGCATGGCGATCTGTATCAGGTTAATTAAGGAGAAAATAATGGAACTCTCAAACATTACGCGTTACTACCCTGAAGACATGCCTTATGGTGACGGCATTCAGTATTTCCGTAGTGAAGACGGGCAGGATTTTTATGAATCACTGGATAAATTCACGAAGAAATACAAGCTGTGCACGCATCCTGAAACCGGCGTTATTTATTCCGTGGCGGAAGATGTATCCCGTCTTTATCCCGTTGGTTTTACCATTGTGGAAGTGGATGAACTACCGGATGGTTTTTGTATAGAGGCGCGCTGGTATTATAAAGACGGTGAAGTACTACCGGTCCCTGTTGATTACAGGCAGCAGGCAGAGTCGGAGCGTGCACGTCTTACTGCGATTGCTGAACGGGAAATATCCGATAAGAAGACGGATTTACTTTTGGGAATCATCGGTGATGAAGAAAAAGAAAAGCTGACAGTCTGGCGCATTTACGCGAAATTGCTGCAGGCGATGGATTTCAGCACCATCACTGATAAAACCTCATATAACGCCATTGAATGGCCCGTCTCTCCGGAAGCCTCTTCCTGA